GTAACTGCACCAGAAGCACCACCACCATTTAGGTTTGTACCAGCTGTAACAGCAGTAATATCACCGTCCCCAATAAAATCTGTCCAAGCTGATCCATTGTAAAACTGTAATACGTTGGTGTCTGCTAAATAACAAAATTGTCCCTCTACAGGTGATGTAATTTGTGCGTCCCTAGCTGTACTATCGGCAAAAATACCAATACTTTGTTCCATTAAATAATCATTTACATCTGCTGCTGTTAAAACCTCGCCAACAGCAAAAACTTTAAATCCGTTTGCCATACTTTTAGTTTATCCTTTCATTGTTTATGTTTTGTTTATGTGTCATTAATAACCTAACTTGTCTGTATCTAACTTACCAAATAATGCGTTATCTAGTCGCATAAACGCTTGTACGTCTGCATTAGATAGTTTATATGCACAAGTAAATATATTTGGTGTGATGTTGTAACTAATACTATCAATTATTTCATTTGATGTAATTTGTGCTGGACTACCACTACCGGGTGGTGTAAGTTCTACTTTGACCACATCACCCACTTCACGATCTAATATACTGTTCTGGTTTCCTGTTGTAGCTTCTGTTAAATCAACAACTAAGTTATCAAATCTAATTAATGCGTCTTTAAATTTACCAAGTAAAAAGTTTGCTGCGTCTAATACTTCACTATCGCTATTGTTATATAAACCTGTTCTACTAAGTGTTCTAATTAAGTATTTACCTTGTGAAGCTGTATCTTCAACAGTTTGTGTTGATCCGGATATACGTTGTAAAGAAATTATGTTATGTATTTCATTGTCATCATTTATATAATCTACACGTATGTATGGCACATCACTACCGTCATCACTAAACGTTGCTGCTGGTGTGCTTGGGAACGTTGTATGACGTGATTTAAACGTAATCTTGCCGTCTTTAGACATAAACAGTAATCCATTTTCGCTACGTTCAATATTCTGCAAAACAGATAACGTGTTTTCACTAAGACTACTTAATGATTGCATTGTAGATATTCCTGTTTCAATACTTCTATCTGCACCGAACTTAATGTTTGCATTGTCTAATACATTACCTACTAACGTGCCACTATCTGTGCTACTAAAAGAAGCATTTATCAAGCTAGTGTTTGATAACTTCATAAATGCGTCTGCACCAATAAAATCTGCAAATGAATTGTTTTTATCTGGATAACTTAAATTAATATCGGTTACGAAACCTACAAATAAATCTTTGTATGTACTGCCACCGTCTGTAGTTGCGTCAATATGTATAGCTATCAATGGTTCAATACCCGGTGAATATGGACTTGATGTATTAGTGTTTTCGTATTTACGTGCATTATTTAAAAGTCTTACTGAACACGTACCAGTTTTAAATGTGTCTAAATCTCTAGATCTACCGCGACTTATAGATACACTTTGTACATCACTTGTAACGTCTGTAAGAGGTGTTGCACCACCTAGTTCTGCACTATCTAAAACACCACGCACTAAGTCGTCTAATGTAAATGTATTTTGTGTAAAACCTATACGAACACGTACTGTTGGTTGTGCCATTACAATATATCTATTCTTGCAGCACCACCGTTTTGACGCTTAAATTCTCTTGCACCTCTAGCAAATAAATCACTAGCTTCTTGATCTGTTGTAATTGGTGCATAGTTGTTGATTGTTATTCCTGCTGGTTGTGTTGGTGTAAACTGTGTGGCACTTGTTGCTGCCGTTGCTAATAAACCTGTTGCTGTACGTTGTGCGTCTATGTCATCTGCCGAAACAATAGGTGCTATATCTTTTTCACCTAATCCAAAATCTACTTCACTAAACTTACGCAGTTTTGGTATATCTATCTTTATACCAATCTTGCCTAATATTCTTTGTGCTTTTTCAGCAAAACTATTTAACTTGTCTGCAAACTTATTAAATCCACGAATAATTTTATTAATCATATCTTCAAAATTCTTTGGTAAGTTTTCTAAAAATGGTGCAAGAAATTTATTAGCAAATTCTGTCATCTTTTTAAATGCTGGTGCTAATGCTTGAAGCAGTAAAGTTACTATTGCGATAATTGGTGGTGCTAATAATGCAATCATTTCTCCAATAGATGATAAAAATGGTGCTACACCTTTTATAGCGTCTATTAATGACGGCCCGATTTGCTGTACCATATCTACAATTACTGGTAGTAACTGTTCTGCAATAGGTAATAACTCTTGACCAAGTTGTACTTTTAATTCTTTAACTTGTGCTTGTGCTTTCCTAGATTTATTTGCAAAACTATCCTGCGTTCTATTTAAATCGCCCTGCTGTACTGTTGTTTTCTTTAATAACAACTCATAAGTAGCTAATGCACGTTCTTGCTTAGTAAGTTCATTTCTTGAACTTTTACCTGTCATTTCAAACGCTTTTGTTTCTACTTCAGCTTGTGAAATAGCAATACCATACGTTTTAAGACTTTCGTTTTCACCAAGTAACGATTTAGTAAATGCTTCTAATACTGGTTGAGCACCACCTTGTACGTTAGCAAAAGAAGCAACATCACCAGCTAATGCAGCAAGTTTTGTTCCTAAATCACCAGACGCTTCAGCTGTAAAGTCAATACCTTGTAATACTGCACCTGTGTTTGTTAGTAGTCCCTCTAATTCAAATGCAGCTAAACCAGCTTTATTTGCAAATTCCTCTACGAAACCAGATACTTGTGGTAATGCGTCCCCAAATGTTGTTTCAAATGCAGAACGTGCTTCACCTGCGTCTGAAGCTAAATTAACTAAATCTTTACCAACTGTTGCTGCTGCTGCACCAATACCTGCAATACCAAATGCTGCTGCTTTACCTATTCCAGCTGCAACACTTCCTAAACCTTGTAATGCTTTTTGTCCTTTTGTTAATGACTTAACAAACTGGTCGGTTTTACCGATTATTGCTATTGATACTTTTTTTTCAAATGCCATTATTTAATTGCCTTTACTAATGCGTCATACATTTTATCGTTATATGTTTCTAGTATTTCTTTTTGGTTTCTGCTTATAGTCTTACCAACTACATAACCCTGTTTACCTAATTTGGTAAATGAACTATCGCCACGATCCCTGCTATTTCCAATCCACTTTCTATACGGAAACTTTGCACCCGGTCTTGAATGTGGCAACCTGCCTATTTCTGATTGTGTGATTGCCCTAGTACCACCACGTCTTGTTGGTACATATTGAAACCTACGACCAAATTCCATAGATAATGCACTTGGATATCTATCGCTTGTTTTTATGTTTATCTTCGCTTCAGTACGTGTACCAGAAGCAGTAAAACCCATAGCCGAACGATTTGCTTTAGGTACTGGTTGTTTACGTCCTAACGTACGGCTATCTGCTAATTGTTCTTTTGCTATTTCTCTATGAAACTTTGCCAACGTTTTTAGAACATCTTTTTTACCATACTCTTTTAATTCTTTAACAATTTCTCTAACTTCACTATTGTCTATTGCTAAATCGGTTTTTTTAAATGTTCTTGCCATATCAATTATCGTACTTTTTGTTTATAACCCTTACTAATGCGTCAAACATTTCCATATCAAGTTGTTCTATTTCACGTGGACTTATTCCTGTTTCTATTGCTATTGAAGCAATTAAATCTATAAATCCGTTTACGCTTTTAAATTATCACTTGATCCAGTAATGTCTAGTTCTTCAACTAAACCAATCCAAGTATCGTAATCTTCTGTAACGCCATTTCTTTTTGCACCAAGCCACGCCAAATACAACAACCACTCATAGCGTTGTTCATCTTGTAATTTAGAAACTGGTACATCAAACTTGCGTTCAAATTTAACAATATCTGCTGGTTTAATTTTTACTTCGTACTTCGTGCCGTCTGCCATTATGACGACCATATTACCCATTACGAAGTAGCCCTAGTAATTGTTCCAGAAGTTGGGAACGATACGGACATAGTTGCTAATTCACCAACTGCGTTAGCTACTGGTATGTGTTGATTTACAAGCACGTTTCCAGAATAACTTGGGTTAGTAGCACTTACTGATCCACTGGTAGGTTTTACAACAAATGCTGTTGTACTACCAAGTAGTGGAAATAATGTAGCGTCCACTTCTGAAGCTGCGAAATCTTGTTGGAACTCAATAGATAGTGTTCCGTCCTTTAATCCACCAGTTCTGGATTGAAATGTATCACCCATAGCTGTTGTAACGATTTCATCAGCTGTAATATCTAATGTAACACTTGAAACGTGGTCTGATAGATCAACGCTGTTCAAGGTAACACTAGCGTCTGTTAAAACAAATTTTGCCAATGTAAACTCCTTTCAGACTTAATTTTATAGTTTAGTAAAGAAGTTAAGTTGTGTGTGTTATTCTATGCCGATTGTTGCGTGTATAGAAAAACTTGGTGTTGTTCCAGATATTGTGTAGTTAAGTCTGTAATAAGTATCTGTTATTGCACCTGCTGCACTTTGGTAATCAGCACCTATTGCAGTTATATTACTAAAGGTTATACGATCTGTTGGACTTGTAAAACTTGAATTGTCATCTGATTGCAATTTAAAAGTTACTGTTGGTGTTGATGTACCACTAACTGCGTAACAATGAATAGCTACATAAACTTTTTCTGTTGCACCAACTGCACCTAACTGTACCCCGGTTGAATTACCAGTAGCAGTTAATGCACCGTCTATTTCTATTTTGCCTTGTACTACTTCATCATCTGATTGTGATTTTGAAATACTAAATGGTGCTATTTCGCCAACTGCACCAAACATTTGATAACTAAATAATCTTGACTTCATAAAGTAAGCTGTATTGCCTACACCTGCGTCTGGTACTGTTGTAACAATTAATTCGTTGCCTACTGACGCACCAAGTAATGCGTCTGGTTTGTTTGCCCCAGCTTCATAAAATCCGTCCATTGATAATGTACTATCTTTTAATCCACCTATTCTTTCACGAAAACCACCACTATTTATTGTTGTAGCGTCTAATTCTTCAGCGTTGATTTCTAGGTTTACGCTAGTTACGTGGCTTGATAAGTCGTACCCACCACTAAATACTTTACCGTCATTAAATACAAATTTAGCCATTTACTTCTTCCCACGCTTCATTAACATCTGGTGTGCTTTTATCATCTTTTATAAACGTGCCGTCTTTCTTTCTTGCACGCCTTTTTTTAATAGTAGTAGGTTCTATATGACCACCTTTTATTAATGACTTAGCAACATTTTCATCATCTATAGTTATGGTTTCGCCTTTTACTTTATCCATAACTTTTTTGTTACCTATAATTTTATATTTAGCCATTATGATCCTTTCGTATAAACTTCTATTGTCAAATTAGCACCAACACCGTCAATGCCGTTTAAATTTACATCTGCTGCGTAATTAGTCATATTAACTACCCTTGCGTCTGTATCAGTTAATCCTAAAGTCTTATTGTTATATATTACTTGCCTTACGCTTGAACTACCACTACCTGTAATAAAAGCGTCTAGTTTATCTTGTGCTGTTCTACTATCTGCACGTTGTACTGCAACTAACATATCAAATGTATATAGATCAGTTCCCCTTTGCATAGCTAAATCAAACTCTATTTCTGTTGGTATAAAGATTGCAACCGGGAAGTTTATTGCGTTATCTGGAACTGTATCGTAGCAACGAAGTCCACTAATGTTGCTTACAGTTGTTTTTAAACCGTCCCTAATCTCGGCAAGTGTAGCCATTACGAAACACCTAAAACTGTGCCTTTACGAAATGGTGCAATTAATCGTGTTATTTCTCTATTTTGTTGAATATTGACTACGCCAAAATCACCAACACCAGCAACGCCTAGTGGTGCGTTTCGCATAGCAAATAGTTCACTAGCTAACATTAATGTAGCTTGTTTAATTTGGTCTGGAACACTTGCATAACCCCATTTTGCAGTTATCTCTGCACGTGGTCTGTTACTTGAAAAATCTAGTGGCCACTCGTGATTACCGTCTGAAATTAGTTCTATTATATAAAATGGATTTCCTGTAATACCACCAACTATGCCGTTGATTGGTAATACTTGATAGTCTGTACTTGCTACGGTTTCTTCGTATGTACCGTCATCATCATCATCATATTTAACAACTAACCCGGTAGTTGTTGAAATGTCATCTACACGTAATCT